TGACATTTCGCTGGCAGCCAGCTGCTGCTCTTTAGTGATGTGTGACTGGTATTTGTCGCTGGTCAGGTGGACGGCAAAACGGACCGCTGGAGTGCGGTTTTCAAGCGGGACACTCTCGACGGTAGTTTCAACATTAACGGACGTTTCCGGTGCGGCAGAGTTGTCCCCGGTTCCAGTCGACTCAGCACCAGCCTTTGGCAGCCAGGTGCGTCCATCGTCCTGGAGTGTATAGCGTTTGCACCAGGTGTAATCCACGGTGCTTTCTTCTGGCAGATCGTTGTAAACAGGGAAATCGGTGCGAACCGGTTTGGCGTAATCCTTACCGCGTCCGGTTTCAATACCGGCATCTTCCAGCTCAACATCGAGTTGCAGGTTTGCACGGGCTTCTGATTTAGCAGTGAACCAAATCACTGCGTCTTCTTTGCCAGATTTCTGCGTAGCCTTAACTACATAGAAAAATTCCATGTGAGATCCTCTTTTTTGGATGTAAGATCCCCGGGCCAGAGATAGCGCCCATTGGGTGAACTTTGGTTTTTTAAGTAGTTTTCCGGTGTAACTTTGGTCGGGAGCACCGGACGTACGGGCCGCCTTGCGCGGCTTTTACGTTAGCTTTCGTGGGCCATCTGGTCGTACGAAGCACAACGTTCAGAGCAGTATTCTTTTTCTTTGCGCGCCAGCTGTGAGCCGTTGCGGTAGAGCAGGGTACTTTTGACTACTTTCTCCGGTTCAACCGGCTTGACGCAGTACCCGCATTTCGTTGAGTTACACATCTGGATTCCCCTTTTGCGCCAGCAGGTAGCACAAGCGGCGAAGAATCACCTCGAAGAAGTTCAGCTTTACGGCCTGTTGCCGTCCTGGTTTGCGTGCGAAATCAATCATTCTCACCCTCGTTTGCCTTATCGCCGGCCAGCGGAACGTTTACACCTGATGCGCGTTAATCTCTCCACCTCATCCGACTGTTCGTATGCCGTCGGCGGCTACTTCGTGGGCGTCCTGCCTTGGTGGTTCGTAGTGCGTCTTGGTGAGTTAGATTAAACACAAAGTTTAAGCTTGAGTCAACATAATGGGTAATTTTAAATAAACAAAATGTTTAAATGGCGCTTATGGAGAGTGAAATTTTGTTCTTTGGAGGCAAAAAAATTCGACGAAATGGTACGGGCTGGCAGTCCGGGAAATGGGAGCTTAGTACAAAAGATGTGCTAGTTATTCGAGGGGCATAAAAAAAGGCCACTTTAGGGCCATTTCTTATAGTAGGTCTTTACGAATCATTGCTGAAAGGAGTACTCAGTCATCCTGCGAACGAATCCGGCCTTTCATATATTTATCATATAGTTCGTCCAGCTCTTTCAGGCGAAGTGCAAAGATGCGAAGCATATTCTGTTGCTCTTCCTCGGGAAGCTGACGGTAAAGTTCCAACAGGCGTTGTTCGTCCGGCTTCAGTCCATCTTTTTCGCCAACATCTTGGCCAAGCAGCCACTCAAGGCTCACCCCAAGCGCATCCGCAAGCTTAATCGCTGAGCTTTTACCAATTGTCCCACGAACGAACCAGTTATTGACCGACTGAGCACTGACGCCACAAATACGGGCCATGTCTGATTTGGTCAACTTCTTGAGCTCAAGAACCTCGTTAAGCCGCTGAACTTGTGGGTGGTTAATCTGATGAGTTTTTTCTTTCATGGACGAATTCTAAACCAAATGTTTATTAGCTCAATATTCAAAATGTTGACATAAACATAAACAATATGTTTAATTGCGTTGTTGTTACAGGAGCTATTTATGAAAGCAATTGATAAAGCAATTACCAAAGCAGGAACTGCTACGCGCTTAGCCCAACTGCTAACCGTAAGCGCCATGACTGTTAGTCATTGGCGAAATCGATATCAGGGCGTCGTCCCGGCAGATCGAGTTTTGCAAATTTATGGGGTTACCGGCGTAACTCCGCACGAGCTGCGCCCAGATCTCTACCCAAACCCAACAGACGGTTTACCCAAACAGGAGCCTTAACCATGCAGACTGTTTCATTTCAACAGAGTAGCAGAGCTTCTTCTAACCCACTGATATTCACGTGTCATCAAAGCGAATCGACAGCCCAGGATATAGATCATCGTGATATCTGCTCAGCGGTCCGAGCCTGGGCAGCGGTAGAAGGGCGCGTAGCAGTTGCGCTTCAAATCCAGGAATCGGCGGAAGAACTTCAACTTGATGGTGTGGATTTCTCAGGCCAGGCCGATGTCTGGAACGTGAAGCTGTTCCGCTGGCTTGACAACAAAGAAGACTCCGCATTGTACCGAAAGAACGTCGAACAATTGATGCCAGCGATCATGTCCGTATTACCGCTTCGATACCGCGACCGTGTCGTAAAGAACGACTCGTTTGCCTACCGGATGGCCAGGTTGGAAAAAGAGGTAAGTGAGGCGAAGCAAGCTCTGATGCTCGATGCACCGAAAAAGGAAAAACTGAAGGAGTTAGGCGAGGGGATTTTCGAAATGTTCAGAGTCGATCCTGACCTTACGGCACCTCTGCTGGCGATGGTCACAACCATGCTGGGGGCAATGTGAAGACTTCAGAAAAGGCGAAAGCCGCGGTGCTCGAACACCAACGGCTTTCAGGTGCAAAAACGGAGTGTAATTGCGGAGCTAAGTATGTCAAATACAGCTGAAATTATCAATTTCTCCCACAGAACCGAACAACCGGGAGGTCGTATGGCCGACCTGTCGAACGGGTATACCAAGGTCGCTAACGAGATCCAACAGCTTAAGCCTCGTCTGAGAATGTCAGGCCGGGAGTGGCAGTGTTTTGAAGCGGTGATCTGGCTTACCTACGGCTGGAACAAGAAACAGGACCGCGTTACGAACACGGTGATTGCCGAGCTTACAGGGTTGAGTGATTCGCATGTTTCGGATGCGCTCAAATCGCTCGCAGAACGCAAAATTATCTTCAGTCAGAAACAGGGCGTGATGAAAACGGTCGGTATAAATACTGACCTTTCCGCCTGGATTTTAGACAAACCGAAAACGGGAAAAGTCTTCCCGAAATCGGGAAAAGTGTTACCGAAAACGGGAAAAACCTTCCCGGAAACGGTAGACACCCAAGACTATAACAAGAACAATATTAAAATATCCTCGTCTCGGAATTCTGACGAATCCCGAAACCAGAAAACTCAAAAGTTTCTCTCACGCCATCCAGAAGCTGCCGACGGGATATACACCCCGGCAGGTAAATCATGGGGATCCGCTGACGACCTTAAGGCCGCGCGCTGGATTTACGACAGGCTTCTTACCGTCAACGCATCGCTATCTGAACCCAACTGGGCTGAATGGGCAAACACCATCAGGCTGATGCGTGTCCAGGACAATCGTACTCACTACGAAATCTGTGATTTGTTCCAGTGGGCTAACCGGGACGAGTTCTGGAAAGACAACATCCTGAGCCCCTCAAGTCTGCGAAAGCAGTGGGATCAGCTCACCACCAAACGGCTGCGCGCAACCGGAACGGCAAAATCTTCCCGGGGCGGCATCGACCTGCACAACACCGACTGGATTGAAGGGGTGCTGGAATGAAAAACCTAGCCGAGAGCATTCGCAATTTTGACCGGGAACAGGCTCGCCGCGTGGCACACAACATGCCTGAGCAGTACACCGAACGCGAACAAACGCAGCAGGTGGCGCAGATTATTAACGGGTTATTCGTACAGCTTGCGGCCGCGTTTCCGGCAAGCCTGGTTAATCGCAGCCAGGAAGACGTGAACGAGATCCGCCGGCAATGGGTGCTGGCCTTTAAAGAAAACGGGATTAATACCATTGAGCAAGTTGAAGCTGGTATGCGCATGGTACGCCGACAGGAGCGTCCATTTCTGCCTTCGCCAGGCCAGTTCATCAAGTGGTGCAGGGAAGGGCGCTGCGTACTGGGGATCACCACTGCTGACGTCATGGCTGAATACTGGAAGTGGAGGAAGCTGGTTTTCCGGTACCCGAGCAGCGAGCTATATCCGTGGCCAAAGCCGGTTTATTACCACATTTGCCTTGAACTGCGGCGCCGCGGAACCGATGGCCAGTTGAGCCACAAAGAACTAGAGCGCGAAGCCAGCGACATTCTGGATATGTGGGAAAAGCGGGTGCTGGCCGGGAAACCAATCCCGCCTGTTCGTCGTGCGTTGTCAGCACCAGTGGCTCCGAGGGGGCCAACGCCAGCTGAACTTCTGAAGGCTAAATACGCGCGCCTAAAAGATGAAGGGAGAGTTTAA